ATGACAGCCAGCTTGCGCGTAAAAAACGACAAATACTATGTCGTGCTCACGCATACGACAGATGGCAAAAAAAATCAGACCTGGGTCTCCACAGGTCTGACAGTAACAGGAAACGAGGGCAAGGCCAGGCAGATTATGCTTGATATGCTCGGCGAAAAACCTGAGCAGGCTGCCCCGCCCGATATGCTTTTCAGTGACGCCGTGCGCCGCTGGCTAGAGGACGTCCGGCATCGTGTGGACGAGGTCACTTATCAGGGCTACGAGGTACAGGCCCGAGCGCACATCCTCCCCTACTTCGATGACCTGCAAATCCGGCTGTGTGATGTTGATGGCGAGACGCTGCAGACCTACATCAATGTAAAGGCCAAATTCGGGCGCTCTGACGGCCATGGCGGCCTGTCAGCGGTTAGCTTGCGCCAGCACAAGAACGTGCTCAATCAGACGCTCAAATTGGCGCAGAGAGACGGTCTGATTCAGACAAACCCCGCCGATTTGGTTGTCATGCCGCACGCAGCGCAGTTTACCGGCACGTTCTACACCGAAGCGCAGATGCGAGACCTGCTGACCGCCGTCAAAAACGAGCGCCTCTACCCTATCATCTATGTCACCGCGCTGTACGGCCTGCGCCGCAGCGAGGTACTGGGGCTGAAATGGGACAGCATCAACTTTGCGATGCAAACGCTGACCATACGGCACACCGTGGCCCGGGTCACGAAGGTCGTGGAGAAGAACAAGACGAAGAACGCATCCAGCTTCCGCAGCTTTCCCCTGACCGACGATGCGGTGCGGCTGTTCAAAATCCTGCTTCAACAGGAACAAATCTACCGAAACCACTTCGGCAAGGACTACATAGACAACGACTACGTGTTCACCTGGGAGGACGGGCACCCCTACTCCCCCGATTATGTGAGTCACACCTTCCACAAGTTGCTGAAGAAGTACGACCTGCCCCATATCCGGTTCCACGACCTGCGCCACACCTGCGCCAGCATGCTGCTGTCGGAGGGCTACGGCCTGAAGGACGTGCAGGAGTGGCTCGGTCACTCGGACATCAAGATGACCGCGAACATCTACGGCCATCTGGACATACGCCGCAAGCGTTCCATCGCCAACGGTTTGGAGCAAGCGCTGCCGCGTTTGAAGCCGTAAAAAACAAAAAAGCGCCAAATCCTTTCGGATTTGACGCTCCTGCTGACCTTGACAGCCATCTTTGGTCCGAGTGGCGAGAGTCGAACTCACGGCCTCTTGAACCCCATTCAAGCGCGCTACCAAACTGCGCTACACCCGGTCAACCGGACTGTCTCGAACCAGCTTTATTATTATAGCGGATTTGAAGGAGAATGTCAACAGGATTTTGCAAAAAATATAATTTTTGCATTTTTCCGCGAAAAGCGCTGCATAAATCCGGCATAAATCCGACGGCGGATGCTTGACTTTCCCGCGCAGGTGCGCTATACTTAATATCCTACCATAATAGCAAAGGAGGTGTGCCCCATGGCAGAGGACAAGAGTGCAAAAAAAATGATTGCCGTCAACCGTGAGGTGCGCCACGAATACTTTGTCATCGAGGCGCTGGAAACAGGCATCGAGCTGGTAGGCACCGAGGTCAAGAGCCTGCGCGCCGGAGGGGTCAACCTGAAGGATTCCTGGGCAGACATCGATGACGGCGAGCTGATTGCCAAGGGCATCCACATCAGCCCCTATGAGCAGGGCAACATCTTCAACAAGGACCCGCGCCGTCCGCGGCGTTTGCTGGCACACAAGGCGGAGATCCGCCGTCTGGGGCAGCAGATCAAGCTGCAGGGCTACACGCTGGTGCCGCTCTCCCTTTACTTTAAAAAGGGGCGCGTCAAGCTGGAGTTGGGCCTGTGCAAGGGCAAAAAGCTGTATGACAAGCGTGCGTCTGCTGCGGCGCGCGACGCCAGGCGCGACATTGACCGCGCACTCAAAACGCAGCGATAAGTTGTTTCTACTTCACTTTCCCGGTGGGCTTGCCTGCCGAATAAACGGGGCTGTAATGGTTTCGACGGGGAGAGAGAGGCGTGAGCAGCGGGCCGTGGCGGTGACCCACGATAAAAGCGCCAACTTAAATTAACTGACAACAATTATCCTGTTGCCGTAGCTGCCTAATTAGGCGCTGCCGTCCTGCCCGTGTTAGTACCGCATGGGGTCAGGGCGTCGATTAGGTACTGAACGTGAACGGGCTTAAGCTTTGCGGCCCGGCATGAACTTATGAAGCTACCAAGGTGTAGTGCGTGTGTGCTCGCCCGCACCAAGGGAAATTTAATAAACACACTGCGCCCGGAGATACTCTAACTGATTTCTTTTCGGACACGGGTTCGACTCCCGTCAGCTCCACCAGAACGCGCACCAGGCGAACACCCCAAAAAGCCTATACCTATGCGGATCGTCGCATCTGCTTACGGCTTTTCAGTTTACTTTAAGCTCGCCGGATGACGCCAAATTGAAAAGCACCTGCTGGTTTTCAGCAGGTGCTTTTGTTTCACCTATTTACTTCTTTTTCTCCCCTTCTACCACCGCAACAACATCAACCTTCGTTTCCTCCGTCATCTCCGCCAGCCAGTGTGCCAGCTTGTCCTTCAAGCCCGCCGGAACCGGCAGATCGCACAGCAGCATATTCTTGATGATACTCGTCGCCTCATACATCACATACACAATACAGAAGAACTCCGCCACGCCCAGATTGGTGATACCGGCCTGGGCCAGCGCTCCCTGCATCTCGCTGCCGCACAGCCCCAGCGCGTTGAAGTGGAGCAGCATGTCCACCAGTACCAGAAAGAACACGCTCACCAGCATCCCGGCCTTGCGGATGCCACCGTCAATGCCCACAGAACTGTTCCACTTGTGGAACTTGGCCGCCCGCAGGCAGCCAAGGAACGTATCCATGGCAATCGCCAGCACCACGCCCTTCACAAAAATGTTGTTGCATGCCTCCAGAAACTTTGCCAGGAACATCACATTCTCAAACATCATAATCCTTATACCTCCATCATCGGAATGCCGTATTCTTCTGCCGCGGCGTGCTCAATACGGCAGCCGCGTGCGCAGGCCCAGTCGAGTGCAAATACCGCCAGATCTGCGGACGCCAGATATTTCAGCGATTCTCCCAGATACCACAGCGGCTTTGCGTCCGCCGGGGCATCCTCAAAAAACGTATCCAACACCTCCAGCGTTTCGCCAGCGTGCGCTTCAGCCTTGGCAATCAGATACTTGCGCTCCTTCAGAATCTCGTCAGAACTTTTTCCGTTCATGGGCTGCGAAACAAATAACTTTTTCATGCGATCCTCCTTTATCCAACATACTGCGCTACATACTTTTCCGCCTTCGTCCAGCCTTCCGCCTCGGCCAGGGCGTAGAACTTCACAGCGTCGCCGTTGCTGACCGCGCCGATGCACTTTACCTGTTCGCTGTTGGCGGCGGGCAGGCTGCAATAGCGTCCGGCACTCACAAGCTCCAGCGTGCGGGCCAAATCGTCACATTTTGCCGCCGCAGCAGCGGCCAGCGGGCCGACCATCAGGCACTGCATCGTTTTGCCGGTGGGTTTGTCGCTGATCTGCTCGGTGCTGCCGTTGTCAGTTGCACCGTAAACGCCCACAGCGTTGCGTGTGCCGCTGTACCGGGTGGGGTCAACACCGTGCCCGGTGACAGTGTTGCGGGCCTCCAGGTGAACGTGCTTATACCCGCCCGCCGCGTTGCCGGTGTTGCCCATCACGGCCAGGATGTCGCCGCTCTTAACGTGCTGGCCCTCCTTCACAAGCAGTCTGGCGTTGTGGGCGAAAACCAGATAATTCACATCGTCCGGCGTCTGTCCGGCGTCGAACAGCACCCCTACATAATTGCCCCATTCCCACGTTTTATTGTTACGATTGGTGACGCACCGTGCGCGTCGCACCGTAGCCGCAATGCTGCGCAGCGTGCCGTCGTCGTTCTGATAATAGGGCATCCGCACATAGGTGTCGTCCAGGCCGACGACGTCAACGCCCCCGTGCCAGGTCTTACCGTTGCCGCGTGTATAGCCAAAGCGACCATAGTTATACAAAATCTCCGTGCGGCCCATGTAAATACCGTTCTGCTTCATCTTATTCCTCTCTTTCCATCAAAAACAACCACCATGCTCGGAAATGGTGCGCTGTTTTTGCATCCTCCGAATTTCAGCCGTCCGCGTATAAAACGAACTTCCGCTTTGTGGTATATGTAGTCATGGAACCACCGCGTATCCGTCCGCGCAGGCAGCAGCATTACAACAAATCCCCCCCCCGCAGCCGTTTCCGACGCCTTTTTGACCCAGCGCCAGACATCCCGCCCATAGGGCGGATTGCACCATACGCGGCCCGGCCAGGGTTGTGCCAGACCGTCCTGCTCCGGTGTGTAGTAATCGGGGCATTTTGCATTATCGCGCACAGCGCAAGCGTCCAGGGTGAAGCCGAACTCCTCATCCAGCGCCGCGTAGAGCTCCGGCGGCGTGGCCCACATATCGGTAGCGCTTGAAAACATCAAATCCGTGTTCATAAACCCTCATCCGTATCCATCACCAGCGCCTCATACTCGTCCAGAAGATCCCCCGCGCCAGGTATGGCCTCGCGGTAGTCCCACAGCACAAGCATCACCCGCGCCAACAGGTCCGCTTCCGGTGTCATCCGTTTGTCACTCCGGTCAGGCTTTCATACTCGGCGCTCGTGATTTTTTTCCACTCTTTCGCCTGCTCCACCATCTGTACCCAGTCTCCCCGGCTGAATTTAGGTTTCATTGCCTGCAGGATCGTATACATTCTGCTCATTGCTTTCCTCCTCCGGGATGAAAATCCCCGCCATTTCTGCCACATACTGCATCGTCAGGTTCTGCTTCTCCAGCTGATCCCGTAGCATAGCCGCCTCGGCCTGGGCATCCTCCAGCTGCTTGTCCTGTCGGATCGGCAGGGCGGCACGTGTAATTTTCATACTCTTTTTCCTCCCACAACTTCTTGTAATAGGCGTCTGTCCGGGCAATCACTTTAAAGGCGTTGCCTTTACTGATGTAGTTTTTCCATGCAGCGTAGCACTCGTCTACCTTGGCACGGCTCCGCTTCCCCTGTTTTGCAAGTTTCACAAGCCGTCTCAACTTGCGTCGCTCGTGCTTAACGGTCTCCGACTTTACGATCATAACGATCTTGCCGGTCTCCGTCATCCGCCAGGTAAAGCCAAGGTAGTCAAATGGTTCGCTGATTGACTGTATATGAGTTTTCTTTTCGTTCAACACGAGTCCTAAAGTGCCAAGCCATTCCCGAATCACCTTCAACTCCTGCTCCAGCGCTTTCCTGTCATGATGAATCGTCAGGGAATCGTCCTGGTACCGCTGGTAATGCTCCATCCGCAATCGTTCTTTAATATAGTGGTCAAGCGGATTCAGCAACCCTATTCCTGCAATCTGCACCATCTGGCTGCCGGGATTGTACCCGGTTTCTCCGGTATACTGGTCGTCCAACACGCCGCAGACGCGGCCCAGCACCTCGCCGCTTACATAACAGCCAAACATTCCTTTCACACTTTCGTGCTGCATGCTCGGATAATATCCATGAATGTCCGTCTGCAAAAGCCAGCCGTCCAGCCCATGCTTGCGGTAGAACCGCCGCATGTGTCCCTTCCAGCGTTCAATAGCGTAGTCCGTGCCCTTTCCAATCTGGCACGCGCAGTTATCCGCTATAAGGCTTTTGGCTACCGCCGGATACAATTCGTTGTCATTCAGGCTTCGTTGGTATACGCGGTCTCGGAACGGTATGCTCAATCCCTCCCGCTTTTTGGGGTAGGTAATCAGAATCGGCTTCGGCGTTCCGTTCTTCCATGTACCGTTTTTCAGCTTTTCTTCCATCCGCAATACATTTTCCAGGTCATTTAGCACAAAAGATTTTACGCTCGGCTTCCAAATCACCCCCTTCCTGCACTTCCGCATCGAATCGTATAGTGCGTCAAAGTCAATCGGGTTTATTTTCCCGTCATCCATGCTCATAAAAAATTTCCTCATGCTTACAGCGGATAGTCCCGCAGGGCTTTCCACGTCAATCGGATCTTGTTTTCCCCTGACCGGGGCGGGAGTTCGGCTCCTTGTGTCATGCGCAGATGCTCACCCGCGCTGCGCGCAGGCTTTTTCGGTATCCAAACACACACAATCGGGGCGACGCGCCAGGCGTTGATAGCGTTGTTGGTGTTCACATTGCCGCTGGAGTTGACATTCCACGTATTGTAGCCATTGCCGCGGTTCGCGGAACGCAGCCGGACGTTCTGGGTCAGCCTACATCCCGTGGCACGTTACAACTTGCCGTATCGCTTCACATCGGCCTCGTGCCACTTGCGGATCAATCCGCGGGTCTCTATCGTCATTTTAGCCCAGTAGGCTACACGCTTGGATTTTAAATGGAACAAGCTGTGTGCCAGGCTCAACAGAGCCAGCAGGTTGTTGCACTGCAAAGCCGCCTCTTCCTGCAGCTTACTGCGCCGCTGCCACTTTTCCGCGCTGTCATCCACACGGATGTTGTTAGCAGTCCATGCGCAAATATAAATTTTCTTGGCCGCCGCCAGCAGGTCGTTTGTAATCCCGCCGTCATATTCAGGCAAAAAGATTTTTCGGTTTCCGCAGCAGCGGATCGTATGCTCCGCCAGCTCCCGTGCCTTCAGGCAGGCGTCAAGCTGGCGGTTTGCAGGGGTATCCGGTACATTCCGCTGTCCTACATTTACAGCCACTTCTTTGCTTCCTCCTTCATCCCCGGCATCCGTGGGTGCCGGGGATTGTTTGATTAACCGATGAACACAAGCGGGGCGACGCGCCAGGCGTAGATAGCGTAGTTGGTGCTCACAATGCCGCTGGAGTTGACATACCACGTATTGTAGCCATTGCCGCGGTGCGCGGAACGCAGCCGGACGAACTGGGGTGCCGTCCGGCTCTCCACAGCGTATGTACGAAGTTCCGGGTAGGCCTCCCATTGTGCGTACTTTGCGCCGGTTCCGTTCAGGTGTACGTAATATTCCTGCGCCTCGCCTTCCCCTGCCTGCTGCGGCGTGATAAACATCTGCTCAATGCTCGGCAGTGTGACTTTGTCGTAGGTAATATCCGGCGTGTTGCCCTTGGCCTTATCGTCGTAGCATACAGTATTGCGGTACGTCTGCACCTTTACCGGCTTGATAGCAGCCAGCAGCGCCGGATCAATCCCGCACAGGTAGCCGTCCTTGCTACCCAGCTGGTCAGGTGCCAGGTCCCATCTGCTCTGCGGTGTCCACCACTCGCCCTTAGGCTTGTCGCTGTTCAGGTACTGCCGCATTGCGCTGCGGCTCCAGCAGTTGTCGCCATAGCTGAAACGGTGGATGCTATTCAGGTTTTCGTCTCCGGCGAGCGTCAGCGTGCCCAGACTCGTTCCATCTGCGCCCTCAGCAATGCCAACAGTCTCCAGCACAGTGCGGCTGTCCGCTGCATACACCATGATTTTCAGCGTGTCATAGGGCTTGTCTGCGTCCCAGCTGCCGCGTAGCCCGGCAACCTTTCCGCCCGCCGGGACGTCTTTTGTCAAAGTAAAGTGGAAGCTTACGCCCTTGGCCACAAAGCCTTTACTGCCAACGCTGTCCCCGAAGGTAAAGCTGTAGGTCCCGGCAGCCAGTCCGTCGTCACAGCTCTTAATGGCCTGATACTGGCTGAACTGTACGCCAAACGGGTGGGCATACTTGGCCTGCAACCACATGCCGGGGATTTTTGTTCCGTCCTCCAGCGTCTCAGTGCTGAAATGGTTGATCCGCAGCGGGTTGTCGTAGCTCTTGCTTATCGCCGTATCCATCCAGATGTTTTCAACCAGGTCGCCCGCGGCAAAATAACGGGCCGCCTCCCCACTGGCCGCAATCTGCTGTAGTGCGGCCATATCGGGCAGTTCAATATCTCCGCTTTGCCCTGTGTAGGCCGCCATGACATTGCCGTCAGTCCCCACAATCAGGTGTTTCCCTGCATTGGCCGCACCGTAGTTCAGGGGAGCCTTGCGCCCCAAAGCTTTTTCCACATCCGCTGTCGATGCCTTTTTACCCAGCGCATCCCCGACTGCCTTAGCGTCCGCCGCTGCGCCTTCCACACCCAGCGTTTTGTCAACGGCAGTTTTTTTGCCGCCTCCGCCCGCCTGCTGCATCAGCAGCGCGGCCAGCAGCTCATCATTCAAACTCATACCCTCACCTCACTGCGCCACAAACTTGCCGCTCTCGTCCGCCACATACACCTTGTGCTCGGCCTTGCCTACCACGTACAGCATCGACAGCGGCGCGAACGTCTCGTGATCCTCCATGCCGTCCACATTCGTGCCGTCCGTCGGCAGAACCGCCGGGACAGTATCCGATGCCAGCACACACCGGTACTGTTCGCCCTTATACCATTCCTTGCTTACGCACTTCATAGCATTTCACTCCTTTCAGCTCGTTCCCTTCAAGGTTTTCACTTCCGCCTGCAGTGCAGCAATAGCCTGCATAGCTGCATGAAGCGTTTCGCCCTGTCCGTTGGTTATGTCCCCGGCAATCCACAAGTTACCGGCATAATCCAAAGTTTCAATATTGGCGGGGTATTCCGATGACTGGCCAAAGCCAACGATGTGAATGTACTCTCCGGGCTCATTAAATACGCCCTCCACATGCTGGTACATCATGCTTGCTATCGTGCCCCACCCTTCCGCATGGCTCTCCACTCCGCGTGCTTCTGTGTGGTCTCCTTCTGCGTGGCTATAGTCGCCGATGGCCTTGCACATGTTTCCTTCCGCATGGGCCGACGCTCCGCTTGCCTCGCACCTGTATCCCTCCGCATGGCTTCCCTCTCCACTGGCCGTTGTACGAATGCCTTCTGCGTGGCTATTTTTTCCCGTCGCGGCGTTGTTTTTGTAATCGTTAAATATTTCTCCGCCGCCTTCCGTGCTTTGTCCCACACCGGCGCTGCCGCCTGTCCCTTCCGGCAGCACCAGATTCAGCTGCGGTTCTTCTGCCGTGCCGGTAATACTGGCAGATGCCGTACTTCCTGTTGTCACCGTGCCGATCTTCAGATGCGGTGTCTTTCCGTCTGCACCTGCCGGGCCCCGTTCGCCGTCCTTGCCTTTTTCCCCCTTCAAACTTGCCAGCCATTCCTTTACGCTGCCCACAAAGCCATTTGCTACTGCAACTGCGTATGCCGACACCGGCCCCAGGTCTTTGTTCATCCTGAACTTTCCTCCTTTCCGTCATTGGCCCACAGATGCCCGTCGTCCTTTACTTCAAAATTGTAGCCGGTAAGCGCGCTCTCCGCCGCCTGCTCGGCTCTTGCCGCTGCAGCCTCGGCCCGTTCGGCATACCCCTTGGCTTTTTCGGCTTCTCCAACGTGCGCCAGCGGCCCTGCAATCACATTTCCGACAAGCTCGTCCGCCACATTCATCACCTCCACCTATAATTATAAAAGGGCGAACGCGGTATTTCCCCCCACGTCCGCCCTTTTCAGGTTATTTCTTTTCCTTCTTCTTAGCGTCCTCCACCCATTTGCTCAGATCCTTCTGTGTGTACAGCGCTTCGCCGTTCACGCGCAGCGCCAGCAGCTTCGATGCGATCTCCGCCCGCTGGGCGTCCTCCGCAGCCAGATACAGCGGCTTCCACTTGCTTGTCAGGCTGCTCCGAATTGAGGAACGCGCCTCCTTCGCAGTCTTTCCGCCGTCGATCTTGTTCTGCACCAGCTTGTCCAGAACCTCCTGCGCCTCGTCCATCTGGCCGCGCATCAGGCGGCTGTTCAACTTGGCGTTGGTATCAGTAAATGTCTCATCCACGTGCAAAGGGTCCTGCAGGGCCGTCACAATGTCGTAGGCACTCTTCACCCCCCGCACCGTGGTGCCCACCGGAATGCCGGTTGCATCCGCAATCGCGTTCGCCGTCTTGTAGATCAGCTTGTAGGGCGTCACATTGCTGTTGGGGTCCTGCGTCAGGAACTTCTGCCATGCCACCACCGCATTGTACATATCCGTGGCGGCCTCCATATCCGTCCGGGTCGCATCGTACCCGTCAAAGATGGAAATCACGTCCTTCACCATCGGGATATTGTTCAGCAGGTTTACGTTGTCTACAAAGCCGTCCCACAGCGCATCCAGATAGCGCTCTCCAAACTCCTTGTCCTTGTCGTCGCTCCCCACGCGCAGCGCGTCAATAAAGCCCGCCGCTGCCGCCGTGCCGAAGGCCGTCACAAAGTAGGTTGCCAGCACGCGGCCCATGTTGGCCCTGGCTCCTTCCTCCCTGTGTGCCACCTTCACCGCCGCCTCGGCGATCATACTGTAGGTCTTGGTCGGCTCCGCAAAGAAGTTCGTCGCCATCTGCGTCAGCATATCCTTGCTGCGCATGATCTGGCTGCGGTGCAGCACGCTGTCCACGACCTGCGTTTTGTCCACGATCTCACTCAGTCGTGCGGCGCAGTAATCAATGGATTCCTGGCTTCCCGGCTTCATGCCCTTGTCCCTGGCTTCCAGCTCGCAGGCGTTCCACAGCGTGCCCCAGGTGAGTTTGTCGCCGTACTCTGCCGCAATCGTGCTGATCTCCCGCACCTTGTCCAGCGTGTCACGCTCGCCGGTCAGCACGCTCTTCATCGTCTGCCCGATGTTTGTCTCAAAGTAGCCCCAGCTCTTCCACTTGGCAATGGCGCAGTTGTTTTTGGCCCGCTCCATGCCCCGCTTCAGCCTGCCCACGTCGTAGGCCAGCGCTGCCGTCAGGTATTTCGGGCTTATCACTGCTGCCGCACGGGTGTATGCCGTCGGCTGCTGGATCGCCACGCGCAGGTTCGCGCCCACCTTGGCAACCTTCCAGTTGCGCACCATGGTTTTGGTCAGCCGCCCGTAGCCGGTCTGGCTCGGCGCTGCGCTCACCCCGTTGATGTCCTGCATCAGCGTCTGGAAGAATTTCTTGCCCTTCGCGCCGTAAACTCCGTCGATTGCCTCCTTCGTGCTGATCTCATTCTCGCCGTGGTAGTTGTACCACTTCATGGCATCGCTCAGCGGGATAGCCCAGGCATTATAGGTCGCCATGTTGGCAACGTGGTCACACCAGGTATCAAAAGCATCGTTGATGATCAGCGGGTTGTTCGCCTTGCGCTGCAGGGCCTTGGTAAAGCCCTGATTCTTGATGGCATACAGACCCGGCGTGTCTCCCGCCGTGGCGTCACTCGTCCGCGTGTAGTTGCTGTCGGTCTTGATGGGCCAGTAGTAGCTTTCGGTAAACTTATTCAGCCCGTACAGCTTCTGCGTCACCTCATTGCCCCAGCCCGCCGGGCCGTCTGTAGCAGAGAGGTACGCTGCCATCTTCCGGGCCATCTTCACCTGCTCGTTCGTCAGGCTGCTCGTGATGTCGGCAAGGTCGCCCGGCGTCAGCCGCACACGCTTTTTCTTCTTGCCGTCCTCCATTATGCTGATGCCGCCCTTCACAAGATGCTCATGGGCCTGCTGGCGCTGCGTCAGGTTGTAAATTTCCATCCGCTGTCCAACCGTCAGCGCAATTTCGTTGCCGTCGGCCAGCTTGAAGGTCTGCCGTTCGGCTTTGTCGCCGGTCCACTTGCTGATGTCAGCATCGCCCTTGATCTCCGCAAACTTCTTCTGCGCAGCGTCCAGCTTCCACACGCGCTTGTCAAAGCCGTCCCGGATGGGCTTGTACACATCGTTTTCTGCAACGCTTCCGAGGCTGCTGAAGTACCGCCGGGCGTCCATCATGTCCAGCCCAAGCAGCTGCGCGGTCATGTCACCCACCCGGGTGTCCGCAGCCTTGCCCAACAGCGCATTGCGGTTTTTCAGCTGGCTGACCTTCACGCTCTGCATGTCAAGGATGCTGCCCTCGGCCACCGTCTGCACGGCCTTGCCGCGGCCCTCTGCCATCATTTTGTTTGCATTCAGGATGCTGGTTTTCATGCTGGTCAGAATGTCCGCCAGCTGCTGCGTCTGCCGCCCGTTCATCTTGTGCAGGTCGATGTCACCGACGTCATCGATCAGCTCGCTGATCATATTTGGCAGATCGGGGTCAAAGTCTGCATAGTCATCTGCGTCGGTCAGTCCCTTGTCCGCGTCCAGGCTCTGCTGCGCCATCTGCCGGATGTCCTTCATCGTCTCCTGCCAGCGGATGTCGCTCTTGGTGCCCGTCGCGCTCGTGCTCGGGTCAATCTTTCCCAGCAGGTCATACACAGCCTTCTCCATCTTCGTCTGCACATGTCCGGCCTCGTTCGGCTTCGCCAGCCACTTGTAGAGCTGCTTCACGTTCTTCTGCACGCTGTCCCGTGCCCGATCCAGCAGGACCGTATCCTTCCGCCGCTCGTTTAACGTCTCAAACGCCGCACGCTGGTTCAGCAGCTGCTTTTGCATCTTCTTGTAGTCCGGCGTGTCCATCCGCATCAGCTGCGCCTTGTACCCCTCGGCCTGCCTGTTCAGCCGCTCGGCCACCTTGGCGTTGTTGGCCTGCGCCGCCTTCCGGGTCGTTTCGATCCACTTGGCCCGCAGCTTTGCCTTCTGGGCGCTCTGGTTGCTCTCCAGTGCCTTCACGCGCACCTCATAGGCAGCCTTCTGGGCCGCCAGCGCCTCCTTCTGCTCTGCGCGCAGCGCCGTTCGGGTCTGGTTCAGCTGCGCAGCCGCCTTGTCCGCCCGGGTCTCCCTCGTCGGCGTTTCCAGATACGCATCCATCAGCTCCTGCCCGGCCAGCGCCGCCGCCGTGTCCAGGTCGTTGCCGTAGGTGTCATGGTACTGCACCTGACTGGCCTCGTACACGCCCAGCGCGTTTCGGATGTTGTCCACCGGTGCTGCCTCCGCGTCAAAGATCGTTGGCCAGTTATCGGCCATCTCCATCATGGCGGTGTCAAGGTTGCCGGTCACGTCCTCTCCCACCAGCTTCAGGTTCACCCGGCCAAACGTGTTCTTGCGCACATTGGCCCAGCTGTGTGTGCCGTCGGCACCGTCTCCGTACTCGCTCATCAGGTCGCCGTACTCGGGGCTGTTCTTGCGGATCTCAAACGTGGTGTTTTTCAGCCAGTCGCGTACCGGCGCATAGTAGTCTCGCAGCGTGGTATCCTTAACAGTAGATTCTTTCAGCACGCCCCGCGCAATGTTCGTCAGGGTCTCCAGCGCTTCCTCCGTGCTGGCACCGTCCCTGCTGATCTTGCTGAACGCCCGCTCCAGCTCACCGGCCAGCTGGCTCTTGCCGTACCGGCTGCCATACTTGTCAATGAACTCGCTGGCCGTTTTCTGTACGGCCTTCTTATCCATCAAATGCCCGCCGGACAGCTGTGTTTCCTGCCGCCAGTAGTCGGCACTCTCCCGGGCCTTGGTATACTTCCGCGCCAGCTCCCGCTTTTCGGTCTCCGCTGCTGTCAGCTGCTTTTTCAGCTGCTCCTTCTCGGTAGCCTCTCCCACGATCTGCTCCGCCGCCGTCTGTTTCTTCTTGCTGAACTTCACGTTCTCCACGCTGTTCAGCGCCCTCAGGCGCGCGTCCTCGTCGTTGGCGGCATACTCGATCACCGGCACGCCCAGCTTCTCCAGCTGGCCGCGCACACTGTCGCTCACGTTGTCGGGCAGAATAGCCGCCTTCACCTCGTCAAAGCCGACGGCCCGCCGGGGCTTTGCCTCAAAATATTCGGTAGGCAGCTGCGCAGCGTCCCTGTACAGCGTCTGCAGCCGCTTTGCGGTTTCCAGGCTTATGTCATACCCTTCCCCCGCAAACGTCCTGCGTATCGCCGCTGCCGTTTTCTTTCCGGCGGCCTGCAGCATTACAGCTCCGATTATACTTTCTTCTTCGTACAGATTATCTGTGTGGGCAGTCGTTTCTCGGCGTATCTGCTTAATCGCTCTGTCAATTTTTTCGTCCAGCGCCTTTGTCTGCTCTTGATAGCTTTCGGCGTCAACACGGTTAAGGCGTGCGCTGTCCTGCTTCAGTTCGGCAATGCTCCCATAGTCTTTAGCGCTCACAGCTTGCAGCCCCGTTGCCGTTGCCATTGCACCGTCGCCACGTTCTTCTTGCGTTCCCTTCATTGCCTTCACAATATTTTCAAGGGTCACGGGGTAGTGTAGCTGTGCAAAACTTTTCTCGTTGCCGCTTGCCGTGTAGCGTTCTTTTCCGTTGTAGATTCCAGCTTTTCCGAGCACCCCGTCCAGTTTTTCTTCAATCCACGCAGCAACCTGGCCGTCATCCACGGCAGCACGTAGTTTGTCGCTGGTCGCCATTCGGTCAATTTCTGTTCCGGTGTTGTTGGTATCGGTCATCCGCTTCCAGGCATCCTGCGCAAAGTCTTCTAACACAAAAGGTGTAACATTTGTTTTCATTGTGCGGGCAATGCGTTCCTCGCCCTTCTGCTGTACCTCCTCAGCCGTCCAGCCCATTTTCTTGGCGTGCCGCGCCAAAAGCGATTCCTGACTTTTGGCGTAATAATCATGGATAATGCTTCGTATGCTGTCTGCGTCGCTCCCCAGTGCATCGTCTACGGGCACGCCGTCAGTCAGTGCATCATGTATTTCCTGCAAGCGCTTTTCACCGACTTTTTCGGTAAACCGTTCCAGTGCAACGTTGCCGTATTTGCGGTTATAGACCTTCTCCATCATAACCGGCTCAAACTCGGCGCCTTGCTCGGCCAGGTACGCTGCTCGCACACTGTCGTCTCCGGCGAGCTTCTCGGCAATCTCCCGCGTTCCCATTTCTGTGGTATTTTCGATTCCTCGCTTTCTAAGCACCGTGCTGGCATCAAAAATTCCACCGGCAACCTTCTTGGAGGCCGCATCCAGCGTCTTTTCAAGCCGCCGGGCCGCATCGTAGTTTACCTCATACTCCACGGGAGCCTTCGTCGGCGTCCATCCGTCGCCGCCGTACACCTTGTTCTCACTGTTCCGCTGCGGGTCAATCGTATCTTTTCCAAATACCAAGCTGATCGGCCCGTACTTGCTGTGCCCCTGCTCTGCTTTGATAACCGCAATACTCGGCATCGGCAGTCCGCCCAGCTCCAGGCTCCGCTCCAGCGCCCGCTCATCCACATTATGCACGGCAACCAGGTCCTTCGTCTCCTCCACCGGCACATCCATACTGAATTTTACGTCATTTTTACTGAAAGAATCTCCGTTTACTGCAAACACCGTGTCTCCGTTCCCGGTGTCCGGCTTTTCGGCCCGGCGCTGTTCGGCGGTATAGTCCATCCGCTTCTGCACATCCCGCGCCTCGACCTCACCCGCCGTATCCCGGTACAGCTCAAACGGTGCTCGGCTTTCTTTCATGGGGTTCATCACAAAGTCCCGCAGGCCCCTGTAATAGTCCAGCATGCCTTCGTTGATTCCAGCCTCAGCCGCCTGCCTGTACACATCCTCATACGCCTCAACGTTGTGCTCGGTGACGTACTTTTCCGCATGACGCGCCAGCCGGTCAATGCCCGGGTAGCGGTTACGCAGGCTCTGCAGGTTGCGGGTCTGCTCCTGCATATCCCTGGTAACGATCTCATTCCCGCCTGCCAGCATATTCTGCCAGTATTCTGTGCTGGCCCCGCTGGCAAAGCCTTCATAGTTCTGTATCCAGTGCTGTACCTCGTGCAGCAGGGTAGACTTCGCCTTGTCGCTCGCGTATTCGCCCAGGAAATTCTTGTTCAGTACAATTTCGTTTTTTCCGTGGTCGTAATAACCTCGCAGCCCTTCTTCCATCTCCTCAAACCGCAGCGTGATGTCCTTCAGCTGCGGGTACTGCTCATACAGGCCCGGTGCTTTCAGGTATTCGCTCAGCTTTCCGCCGTCGGCAGCGTTCTTGGGCTTCACCACCTTGGTCAGCTCCTGCAGCCGCTTCCACTCCCCGTCGGTAATGGTCATGTCCTGCACCTTGCTCCACAGGTTTTTATACTCTGCATAGTCCGGATTCTCGGCTTTCAGGTTGTCGCCCTTGCGGTTGAACTCATCCGTACTGTTGTCCACCTCATACCGCCACATACGGTCTGCCCCGCGGAACCACCCCGTAGCCTTGCGGATGTCCTCGGCATCCTCGCCGTTTTTCTCCATGATGCGCGCCTTGCGCAGCGCATCCCGGTCAACGTTCTTGCCCTGCACGCCCACATAGCTGTACTTGTTTTTCTGTTCCCCCTTCTGTTCAACTTGAACATTTTTCTGTTTCCCGATCTCCCGGGCGTTATTTTTCGCCGCGTCCAGCGCGTCCAGATACTCATCAACGATTCCGGCAGCCTCTTGCAGGTTTTCCGCCCGCTCGGCCAGCTTGCGGCCCTCGGCAGCGCCCAGCGTGGCGTCCCCGCCGCGCAGCACGTTCTTGATGCTCTCGATCAACTGCCCGATGGCATCACGCAGCGTTTGCAGGATCGTCCGCTTCTGCGGTGTCGTGTACTGGTCCGCAGTCAGGATGTAGTCGCAGTACTGCTCCACGCCGTCATCCGTGCTCATGATGCCGCTCAGAAGATCTGCAGCCACCTCATCATACAGCCCCGTGTCGGTTCCGTAGGCGTTTTCGTAAGCCTTAAAGACCTTGTCCTGTGCCTCGGTCATACCGACCTTTTCGGTGTAGAATGCCAGCGCCGCCCGCTTCAACTCGGCCCAGCCCTCGGGATTGTTCTGCTGGATGTAGTGCGCCGTCTCGTGCAGCGCCGTCTGGTAGCTGTTCACGCTCTTTTCGCTCAGGCTGATCTCGTTGTTAGCGGCATTGTAACTGCCGTTCACAGCGTTGCCGTTCCCGTCGTCCAGCTCTCCGGCAATCGTCACATTGGTCCCCAGCTTCATGGCCGCCAGCTGCAAAGCCTGCAGCGGCGTGCTGGTGCTCTCAGGCGTCGTGCCGCGCATCGTGATAGCCGGGTTCCCACTCACGCCGGGCGCTGCCATCGGTTCAGCAGCGGTCACTGTGCTGCGCCCGGCCTCATACGCCGCCCGCAGCGCCGTTTCGTTGTTCACCACGGCAGCCGCCGGGGCCACGGCACGCACGCCCTGCTCAAACGTCAGGCTGCCTGTGCGCCCCGCATTGTACAGCCCGCTCATAGCCTGCACATAGGTGTCAACGCTGCCGCCCCGGTAGTTCTTCACCAACGCCGCATTCATAGCCTCGTTGAAGATGCCGCTCTCGGCGATCTTCTGCACCTCGCCCACGTTCTTCTGTGCCGCCTGCCGCGCATTGTATGCCTGCTCCGCCTCGTCCACCGTCATGCCGCCAGCAACCATATTCCTCTGCGCCGCGATCCTCCGCAAAACCCCAGAGCCTTCCCCCTCGGTAGAAGGTGCCGCCGCAGCTGCGGATGAGAGGCCGGCTTCCCGCTGCTGTCCTTGCTCGGTTTCGCCGCCCGCCATCTCCGCGGTCTCCTGCTGCACCTGCCGGATCAGCGGCTGCGTAAACGCCTGCTCCTGCCGCCGTGCCTCCTGCTCGGCCAGCGCCGCCCGCGCCATCTCCGCGGCCTGCTTCTGTATATTCTCCTCTCCGCTAAGGTTCCTCGCCTCCTCCGCAGCAGCGGGGGCGGTGTTGCCCGCAGACGACGAAGGGAGCTTCCCCAAGCCTTCCCCCTCGGGGGAAGGTGCCGCCGCAGCGGCGGATGAGGGCAGACCTTCCGCCGCCTGCCCGTTCTCGGAAATTGTGTCCTGATTAACAACCCTGTCCATAATTTCCGCCCGGCCATTTTCGTCCAGCGCATTGAACAGATACCCCAAATCCGTCGGCGTAAACTTCTTCCCCGCGGCCTGCTGCTGGCGCATCGTCCCGGCCAGCTCGGCAGCCTCGCCGCCCTGCCGTTCAGCAACTTCCAGCACAGCGTCCGTCATCTGCTGTGCCTGCACACTCTTGCCGGTCCGCTGTGCCAGACTGTCATTCACGGCATCCACCGGCCCACTCATGGCCGCGCTCATCAGGCTGCCGATCAGGAAGCTGTACCACGCATCCGGGTCCAGCATCCGCTGTGCAAAATTGCGGTCATCCTCCTGGTACAGTTGGCTGATATAGCTGCCTGCCACGTCGCTGGTCCATTCCTCCAAGCCTTCGCCCAGCATATTCACCGCACGGTTCGCCAGCCTGCGTCCCGTCGCTGTTTTAAAGATTTTGTTCACCGCGCCGTCCACAATATTATGGATGCTTGCATACTGCTCCCCGCGCAGTCCGGGGATGCCGTCAAACATCTTTTCGGTTGCGATCTCCACGCCGCCGCTCAACGCACCGGCAAGTCCCGCCGTCAGCGTATCCGCGCCGTTGTCGCGGGCCTCCTGTGCGCTGGCACCTGCCGCGCTGGCATACAGCGCCGCAAACCCAGCCGCCGGTCCGCCCGCGGCAGAAGCTGCCATGTTCGGGGTCATGCCTCCCACAGCGCTCACAACATCACCGGCCACGCGCAAGCCGCCGGTCTTGCCCTGCTCCTGCTGGTACATTCCGGCCAGCCGTCCGCCCTGCTCAATGCCCAGCGCACCGCGCATCGTCTCGTCTCCGCTGATAACGTCTCGTTCTCTGTTGGCCCGCTTCATGCCCACCGTGCTGTATGGGCCTGCATTCCGCAGCTTTTCCTGCTTGTCCGCGGTCAGACTGTCCCAACCGTTCTTTCCGCCCTCACTGGCAGGCCGCACCTTGTTTTTCCAGTATGCCTCGTTCTGTTTCTGCGCCAGCTTTTGCGCATCCTCTCCGTCCGCCGCATCGTGGACGCGCGCGATCAGCTCCCGCACGCTCTGGTCGTTGTCGATCAGGTTGCTGCCCACATTGGCAAATCCGCTCACCGCGCCGGTTCCGGCGCTCTTGGCAAGGTAGGCCAGTACGCCGTCTTTCTTACCCTGCTGCCCTTTGGCAGCTTTGCCGCCGTCCTTCCGGGCAGCCCATCCGTCGGTGCCGCTGCCCATCATCCGCTGCACTGCCGCCTCCCGGGCCGTCTGGGGCGTGCTTTTCTGCCTGGGCAGATCTAAAATGCCGGTTCGGCCAAACCGCAAAGCCTGCGCATCTCCTGCCACACTGCCGGTAATGCTCAGCCGGTTGTGATAGGGCTGTTCCCGCAGCGTCTGGGCCGTGTCTGCAAGCTGACGCTGTGCAGCCCCCGACTGCAGCCCTTTCCGGAAGTTCCCGCTGTCCTCCCCGCTGCCGCCCAGCGCCCGGCTCATCTCCTGCCGCTGCTGTGCCCGCAGCCGGTTCACTGCCGCCGTGCGGGCCATGCTTTCATTCACAACCGCACTGTTGCCGACTCTCGCCGTACTGTCGTTGCTCTGCCACCGGCGTTCGATCTCTTCATCCTCGCTCAACTCCCGGCTGTTCTCCGTTCCGGCGTATACCGGCACGTTCGTGGCCGTGGTATGTACCTTGGACCATTTTTTCTTGATCTCACTGCTGCTTGCCATCTCTGGGCCTCCTTAGCCGTAAAACTTCTTCAGCGCCGCATCCTTTTCTTTGGCAGACAGCCCGGGATACTGCCGCGTCAGCGCACTGTACGCCTGCGAACCGGTCAGGCCGTTCACCGCGGCACTCTGCGCGGCATACTCGGCCCGGCCCTTATTGCTCAAAGGTGCGTTTGCAGGCTGACTGCTGCGGGATGCCATTGCTCTGTCAAACGCCACCTGCTGCGTCAGTGGCGTGCTGAAGGTTTTCTTTCCCGCGCTGCTGCCGGAACTGCTCTTTCTGGTGCTTTTGCCGCTCTTGCTGGTGCTTTTGCCGCTCTTGCTGGTGCCCGTTCCCACTGCCTTCGCCGCAGCCGCAGCCGCCGCCTGCTTGTACGCCAGCTCCTCCCGGCTCAATGCCAGGTTTGCGTCAAACTGCCGCCGATTCTCGGCCATCGTGGCATCATACTGGCGCTGCTGCTCGGCCAGTTCCTTCGCCCACTGCTCGTCGGCCACGTCGCCGCGGTAGCCGGTGTACAGGTAGTCGCGGTCCGTGTTGTAGCGGTTCACCTTGTCGCCCCACTCGGTATAGTCGCGGGTGTAGGCCGTGTTCTCCTTCTGGGTCAGGTAGTTCAGGTAATTGTAGAAATCCGTCACGCTGTCCTGGTACCGCCCGTAGTCCGTCGCGTCGGCTCCCTGGTACAGTCCGTACAGGCTCGTCAGGTCGTTGCCCTCGTTCTGGTACCGCGCCATTGCCAGCTGATACAGCTCGGGGATTCTGTCGTTCAGCTCGGTCATGTACTGCTGGTTCGCCTGCGCCGCCGCGCTGGTCGCGTAGCTGTTGCCGTACCCGCCGGTCAGGGCGCTGGCACTGGCCGCTGCATTCACAGCCGCCTGCCGTCCCTGCTCGGTGTACTTGTCCTTGTACTGCTGGTACAGCGCGTCCTTGTTAAAGTCGTAGTCGAACTTCCGGTTGCTCAGCTTATCCAGCAGCCCGTCCAGCTGGTCCTGATACTTGCTCGTGTACGCGCCGGGCTTCTTCCCCTCGTAATCGCTCAGCGCCTTCTGTGCATCCAGCACCGCGCCCGATTTCTCATACGCCCCCGGCGCATTTCCCTCCAGCTGATCCAGCCTCGTCTTGTAATTGCTCATGTTGTGCCCCCAATCGCGTTCAGCTCGTTGTATTCGTCCTCTGTGATTTTTATATATCCGGCAGCATCTTTGTTTCCGTAATTACCTTTATTTTTCAATCCACCATACAGGTAGGGGATTTCGTTCAACTGCGACGAATTCTTGTAGCCCATAAGCAGCTCCGCCCTTCGCGCATAGCATTGTCCGTTTTCTTTTTTAAGGTGCAGCCTGATTTTTTCCCAGTAGTGCGGTATTTGAAACTCCTGGCCCGTCTCGTCTACCAGCTTGTCAGTAGACACAAACATGCCGCCGTACAAATCCATGTCACAGTCACTTTCGTGCCCCTCCATAATTTCATCGTACACATTCTGCAGACCTTCAAATTTGTAGGTCCCGTACTCATAAGTAGCCACGCCTCTGCTATCCACTCTGCCAACGCCGCTGCTGTAGCTGTAAAACAGATCACAAAACCCGCCGTGCTCAAATCCCAGGTCAACGTCATCCCAGCATCCGGCTCTTCTCGCTTTCAGACCTGCGAACGCTCCTTTGGGGAAAGAGGGAAAGCTATAAGCTGTGTCAAACATCTTCCACGCATTGATTCCGTTTTTCCACTTCCATGCGCTGAAGAGTCCGTCCGCAAGCGCTTGCCGCAGATTGCTGGTCACAGTGCCCGATGTACTGCCGCTCACCTTCCCGTTATATCCAACCCATGTATTATTGAACATGCCCGTCAGTATGTCGGCACCACTTTCTGCCACCGGCTTCAGCAGCTTCGCGCTCAGATTCATCTCGCCAACGTCGTAGTTGCTCGCGAACAGTTCTTCCCCGTAGGTCTTTTCCGGTATCCCGGTAAAGATAGTTTCCGGGATGTTCAGTATTCCCTGAGCAACAAAAAGTTTGCTCACAAGCAGCAGTTCATAATTCGCAGTGTCGCCAAACAATCGTTTAGGCAATACTCCTGTTTTTCCTTGTACCCAATAATCGTAAGTCATATTCCAGGCCATCAGGAACCCACCGCTCGGTATAATATCTCCGAACAGCTTTTCCGGCATTTGCCCGAATTTAACAGTGTAAAATGCTTCCCCCCAATCCCACGCATCAATTTCCGCAAAAGCCCCGCTTGGCAGACCGCATGCCGTCAGGTCAGCTCCCTTAAATGCACGGTGCATGCTGCCGGTTACATACCTCACGCCGCCCTCAGTCTTTGCCGCTATATCTTCCAAAAATTGGCTCGGAAATTCATCAAGTTGGCAGTAAAAGAACAACCCGTACAGGCTTATACCGGGTACCGCCTTTGCCGAATACGTCCAGCTGCCGCCGTCCCATCCTCCGTACTGGATCTTTCTCTTGCACCGCACGAAATTATCCGCGTTCAGCAGCTCCACCGTAAGATTGTTTACATAGGTGAAATAAAGAGGAGAGTAGTTATTTATCGTCAGCGGTGACGTTACCTTGCTTCTGTTGTGCATCAGCCCTTTATAGAACGCCGCCGCCTTTCCTGCAACTGGCATAATACAGTCAATCGCCAGCAGTTTGCCATAGATTGTACATTCTGTTGCCTTTTCCGGCAGCGTAATGTTATACCGCTTATAGTCCGTCCCGGCTTTTGGGTTATCATACCAATATTTCGTCTGGATTTCCGTTACACCGCTGTTCCCGTAGCAGTTCTTGATTGTTCCGTCATTAAACACAAGGATGCACGCACCGTATGGTATGAGGCAGACTCTTGTATCGTAGTCGCGGTAGGTAAACGTAAACCGCACGGTTGGCGTCAGCTCCCACCAGTTATCGCGGTAAGCCGACGTCCCATTTTTTTCTTCATAGTTTCCGTGCAGCTCAATGTGCTGTTTGCCATGATAATACAGCGCTTTGTGAGGCTTCCCCTGATAATATAAAGCGTTGTTGAACATGTGTAGCTCACTCATGACATCACCACCGCCCCCTGCACCAGATAAATCGTCTCCGGGTCCGGGTTGCTTGGCAGCGCCTTCACACTTTCAACATTCAAAAAGCCTCCCCCTCCGCTCTCTCCCGTCGTCGTATTCCCGCTTCCCAGCCTCTCCCCGATCCCCTTGATCTGCTCCGTCAACTGTTTCAGTTCACTCGGCTGCCACCCCTGCGTTCTGTCCCCGGTATTGATGTTGATCGTCGTCCCGCTGTTCCCGGCCAGCGCGTTGATAAGCTGCCTTATCAGATCCAGCTGATCCTGCACGTCGTTGCTCAGCTGATCTTCTCCGATGTTCCCCAAAAGATACCGCAGCTGCTCGTTCAGCTGGTACAGGTAGCTTTTGATTTGCTTGCTGTCTGTCGCATCAAACTTGTCGCTGTTGATGTCCGGCAGCTTCAGGTCTGCCAAACTCGCCATTATTTCACGGCACCTCCCACCTGCATGACTTTGTTCATGTTGAACAATTTAAACGCGCCCTCGCCCTCCAGCCGCAGCGCGGCATGGTCACACCGGCGCAGCACCACCGGCACCAGCAGGCTCGCATTGCGCCCGCCGTGCACCGTCTTGGCCGTGATCCAATCCCCGTCATCGTACCGCACCTTGACGGTCATCGTGCTGCCTTCCGGCAGCCAGACCCGCAGCTGAAAGCGGTTCAGGTACTTCGCGTTCAGCTCTCCGATGCCGATCATCCCGGTCTCGGCCCACCATCTTTCGCTCAGACCTTCCCTGCCCGCCGTCACGCCGTCCGGCTCCATCTTCAGTACGCTGGCATTCGCCATCACCATGTAGCCGTCCCCGTTCTTGCAGTAGAACGCCGTGACCTGCACATCGTCCTCCCGGCTCCACAGCCCGTGCTCTACGTCATAGCAGAACAGGCGGTTTTCCCCCGCTGCCGTCTGCATGTGGATGTAATATTTGCCGTTTATGCACCCGGCCACGGCGTTCCTGTACGCCACATTGCCCAGCGCCTCGCTGATGCTGCTCGGCAGCCCGCCGTCGTAGCTTACAACATCCACCGGGCTTTTGTAGTACAGCGTCTCGTTCACAATGACCAGGCTCTTTTCACTGCCCTGCTGCACGCCGCGGCAGTTCGTCTGGCTGATCTGATAGTTCGACGGCTTTGTGCCAAACAGCTTCAGCAGGCAGTCCTCTTTGAAGAACAGCACGTACCCCAAAAACGTGACCGCCCCGGTAAACCTGCCAGGCGCGCCCACCGTCACGGCGTAGCTGTCGGTGTTCAGCCCCATGTAGCTCGTCCAGTTCGTGGGGTCGCCCAGCTTGCAGGCCCGCAGCTCGTTGGTTTTCGTGCTGCACCCCCACAGCCGGTTGTTGCACTCAGTAATGTAGTCCAGCTCCGGCAGCTCGCGTTCCACCGTGATCGTGCCCGTCACCGTCGCCGCCGCATCAATGATGCCCGCCACCATAATGCCGTCATCGTCGGCAGCGTAGACGATCATGTCCCCGTTCAGGTCGTCGTACCCCGTCAGGCCGCTCACCTTCACGGTATCGTACAGTGCCAGCCCTCTGCCCAGCCCCGCCGCCGTGATCCGCACGTAGGTTGTGCCCACGCTCACCCAGTCCTTGGCGCTCGTGCTGTACATCTTCAGCACGTGGGGCGTCTCGCCGGTGTCAAGCCATAACTTGGCGGTGTCCCCGGGGGCCGTGCCGCTCACCACATAGTCCGTATAAGCGGTCTTGTCGTACTTGCACAGCGTCACCTGCACGCTGGCCGCCGTGTTCTTCACCCCCAGCGTGTCCACCGTGCCATCCTCGGCATTGTACCGCACCCCGTCCGGGAACACGATGACCCAGGCTCCCATTGCTATGATCTGCCTCTGCACGCTCCCGGCCAGCAGCAGGTTTGCGATTTTCGTGTTTTCCTTGTACAACTCGGCTCCCTGCGTCCAGTACAGCACGCCGTCCCGCACGCAGGTTGCCTTCATAGAGCCGGAAGTGTCCTGCGACGCCCTGCGCCCCCGCGCCGTCAGCACCGGGTACAGCCCCGTGCTTATATTCTGGCAGTCGTAGAAGCTGCCCTCCGCGGGGGCATCATTATGGTTGTAGCCCAGCCACCGCACCACGCTGTCCGTCGTCTTGCTCACAGATTTAAGGCCGGGCAGATACATTTCCGTTCTCCTCCGTTCCACGTTCTGGCGTGCAGGCCGCCGCTCTGCAACGGCATGACCTGCCGGTTGTAGTATTTGGCGTAGTCGTTATAGCTCTGGTTGTACAGCGCCGCGTCGTTCTGGTACAGGTCGTATTCCTGGTTCTGCAGGTCGATCTGGCACGCCAGATACTGCACATACATCCGGTCATACGGCTTCACGGCCAGCAGCAGCTTGTCGTCCGCGCCGCTCTCGTCCGCGGGGTTGTATCCGTTAAAGATCAAGCTCTGCCCGTGCTCGTGCGTCATCACAAGCTCACGGTACACTGCAAAATCCACTTCCTCCAACCACCGCACCTTTGTGGTCCTGTCCACCGCATTCGGCTTGATGGCATCCAGTTGGCGTATAGCCTCTCCAATCGTCATGCCAGTCCTCCTTATCACAAAAGGGCAGAGATGTCACCACCTCTGCCCTCCTTTTCTCTGCCTTCCCGTATCACTCCGACACGTTCTCGGCAATGTACTGCATTGCCGCAGCCTGCTGTGCCTGACTGTTCTCCAGGATCTCCACCACAGCCTTCGGCACCTTCACGCGCGCGCCGCGTTTGATCTTGTACAGCACGCCGTTCAGGCCAACCGTGATGTCGGTATCCTTCGGATTTGCCGGGTTCATCGGCACCAGCAGATCCGTCAGCTCCATGTTGGGGTCACCCTCCTCGGCCACCTTGGCCGGGGCGCGGGCCGCCATCTCGGCTTCCTTCACAACCTCGCTGGCGTCCTTCGTAGCCGCCTCGGCCAGGTCAGCCGCCATATCTTTCTTTGCTGCCATGCTCCATACCTCCTTCCCAATCATTGTAGGGGCAGATGCTCATCATCGTCCCCAAGCCTTCCCCCTCGGGGGAAGGTGCCGCCGCAGCGGCGGATGAGGGCAGACCTTCCGCATCCTGCCCATTTTCCCCGTTGACTCAGTTTGCCTGCGCCGCCGCGTTCCAGCTCGAGCCGCTCTCCACGCGGATCATGTACTCCTCGGTCAGGATCTCCGCCGTCTTAACAGCCTTCCAGCCGATGGTAGAGCGCTGATCCAGCGGGTCAGACGTGCCGCCGCTGCCCTTCTGCTTGACGATGGTCTCCAGACCGCCGCCGTTGACGCTCGTCTTGCCGTAGGCGTTTGCGGCAATAAACAGCGTGCCGAACACCGCCACGCCGTCCGCGCAGTGGTCGGCAGTGCCCTTCCAGATCTTGGCCTCGGTGGTCTGCACAAAGCGCACACCGCCGATCTTGCCGATCTCACCGTTGTAGATGTTCTCGGGGTGCTGGTATTTCTGGATGTCAATCCACTGGTCCCCGGCCTCCATCATCAGGTCGTAGGCAACGTAGGGGTGGATGATCGCCACGAAGTCCCCGTTGATAGGCTTTGCGTTTGCCGCCTTCAGCGCCGCCGCTGCGCGGAATACCTCCTTCACGGTCAGCACGTTCTTGGCAGTCAGGCCCGCGCGGCTCGTGACCGCGGTCTCGCCCGTAGAACTGGGCGTCGGCTGATACATAACGTTCGTACCGGCGGCCAGCTTCTCGCGGGTCACGGTGTCCAGCGTGCGGCCTGCCTGGCTGCCGATCAGCGACAGCGTCTCCACAATCGTGTTGTCGATGGCCGTCATCTCCAGCATGTCAGACAGCGTCACGTAGTCGCCGTACTGGCTCACCGTAGCCGTCTGCGACGTGACCGACAGGCTCCTGCCGTCGGGCGTCACGCCCTCGGTCAGCGGGGTCGTCGCCTTCGGCAGCGCCGTGAACTTGCGGAACTCAATGGTCTTGCCGCCGTTCTTCGGGATGTTGCGCTCCTGGCCGAACTGGTCATGCACCAGCTCGGGCTCCGCCTCGTCGATCAGCGTCTTGTCGTAAAAGGTTTTCATCTCGGCAGACAGCGTGCTGGTGCCGGTGGTGTTGGCGTTCAGATTTCCGGCAAAGCGCTGGATGTCCACCATTTTGTTCATCTTGAACATTTTCAGCTCCTCACAGAGCCCTCTCTTATCACAAAACCACGCGCTCCCCCGATCTGGCTCTCTCGATCAGGGCGCGTCTTTCGGCCTTGCTCATGTGCGCCACGTCCGGTGCGCCGTTCACAGCGCCGGTGTTGGCCCCGCCATTCTCCGGCGGGCGGTTTCGGTTTGCCTGTACGCTGGCCGCCACCTGTTGGGCAGCCTTCTGGCCCGCGTACTGCATAGCTCCCATCATGATTTCATCGTGATGCAGCACCTCATAGCAGGTTTTCACGTCGATGCCGCTGTTCAGCAGCTTGGCGAAATGCGCGCCATGCGCGGGGTCGTTCAGCTCCGCTTCCAGGTCAAGCTCCGGGTAGAACTTTTGGGCCTCCTCCACCTCGGCATTCAGCGCGGCCAGCGCCTTCTGCTCGGCCTCATGGTTGGCGTTTTCCCGTTGGGCAGCCAGCAGCTGTGCGTTCTCGCGCTCCATCCGCTTGTAGTTCTTGTACTGCTCCACGCTCATCCCGGCTTTGGCGGCATCCTCCTCCCAGAAGCTCTGGTCAGCCTCAATCGCCTTGCCAAGCCCCGCCACGTCCTCCGGCTTTACGCCGTACTTTTCGGCCAGCATCCCGATGATGGGCTGCACGGCCTTCAGGCTTGCTTCGGTCTGCTTCGACTTCGCAAACCTCTTGTCGATGATCCTCTGCATCTCCTGGCCGAACTCGTCCTTGTACTCCCCGGTGATCATACCGCGGAACAGGGTCAGCTTGTCCGGCCCGGGCTGCTGTTGGCTGGCCGTACCAACACTTTTTTCGTTCCCCGCGGCGTCCGGGGTTCCTTCCGCACCGGCAGTACCCGCTGCACTGCCCGCGCCTGCGCCCGCTGCACCAGCGCCGCCCTCGGCAAAGCGCTGGATGTCCGGCCATTTTTCCGTTTTCCTCATGATGTACTCCTTCTGCGGTCTTTCCCGCGTGTCTTTCAGCAGTAGGGCGGGATGCCCCCCCTTGGCCTTCCCCTTCGGGGGAAGGTGCCGCCGCAGCGGCGGATGAGGGCAAACCCTTCCTCGCCGCCCTGTCAGCCCACTGTAGGGGCCGATGCTCGTCATCGGCCCGCGGGGTGGTCACTTACCGGCGCGGCTCGTTTTGTAAGGTCCTGCGTTCCCTTACTTCCCCATCATACCCCCGCCTATATGCCGTTTTCCCCCCACGCATCCCCGTTTTGCAAAATTTTTTCTGTAAAACTCACATATTCCGGGTACTGGTACGCCAGTGCCCTCAAAAAAGAGGCCGTCGCATCCATCAGCTTGTATGCCTGGTATCCCTTTCCGTCTACCTCATGCAGCGCAGCGCCCCTGCGCCCGCCGCACCGGCAGCCGAACGCCAACAGGTTCGTTTCCAGCATCTCCATGGCCGTGCTGATGGCAGCGCATACCACATCATGCCCGCAGGCCGCGGCTCCCGCGTGCCCTTCGGCCCGCATCCGCATCCGGCTGTCGCCCGCACTGCGCAGCCATACCACGCGGGTCACGTCTCATCCTCCCCGCGGTGCGGGTTGGCGTTGTTCTGCGCCCGGCGCTGTGCCTGCACGGCCAGACTGTTGCCCGCTGCCACGTTGCCGATGCTGTCCGTCGTGACCTTGTGCCTGCTGTCAGCCTTTCCCGGCTGTGCCTGCTCGCCGTTCTGGATAGCCTGCCCCATGTTGGCCGTGATGCCCGTGCCGTTCTGCGCATCCAGCACCGCGGCCATCTTCATCATCGTCGCCTGCAGCTGCTGCACTTGCTGGAAGAGCCCGCCGTTCTTCTGCACGTCCTCCAGCACCTGCTCCTTGCCATCAAAGTCCATCATCTGCAGGCAGGCCGCCGACTGATCGGCCAGCTCCGGGTTGAAAAATCCCATCTGGTACAGCTCCTTGGCAAGCTCGTTCTGGCTCAACCGGCTGTAGGTGGACTTTTTCGCCGCCACCACATTGATGTCAAATACCGGCAGCTTCTCGCTCACGCCCCATCCAAAATCCATCTCTTCCCGTTGGGGCACAAGACCGCTGTTGTCGAAGTCCATGAACTCATACCCTGTCCCGCCCTCACCGGTAATACGGAACGCACGCGGCGCGGTGTAGAACTGCCGCATCAGCTCAATGCAGAGGTTGCACTCCTCGGTAAAGGCCCGATACGCGCTCTTTAGGGCATCCCGGCTCAGCTTGCTGCCTGCCTCCTGCAAAGCGGCAATCGCGCTGGCCGCCGTCACGCCGCTGCCGGTCACGCCCTGGCTGAAATCCCGGTTTCCGCTCGTCTCCTTCAGCTCGCTGATCTTGTTGTTCAGGTGTGTGACGTATATGTCAGACAGCACCGGCACCTGCACGCTGCGCACGGCATCTTCGCCAAGGTTTCCGTCCACGTGGATGATGCTCTTGTCCAGGTCGGTGAACTCCTCCTCGTTCAGTCCGCTGCCGCGGTTCACGAAGTACCGTATCCGGCTGGCCGCGTCGGCATTGCGCGTGATCGCCGCCCCCAGCACGTCAATACTGTACTGCGTGCCCTTCATCAGCTCAATGTACCCAAAGCCTGCCGGACTGCCCGCCATCGGGAACATCACGTCCATCACAAACGGATACTTCCCGTGGTCGTAGTACCCGCGCCCTGCGTAGTCGGGGTCGTTCTCGCTGGCGTACAGCACGCAGTCGTTCACGAATTTGCAGTAATGCAGCCGTCCGGCCTTTTTGTAATACCAGTCCACCACAAAGCTCTTGCCGTCGGTACGCACCTGGTCGTCGTACAGGTACTTCGGCACCTGCTCCGCGCCGCCGGTGTGGCCCTGCGCCCACGGCCAGCGCCCCAGCAGCACCTCGTCGTCCACCATCTCCACATGAAACAGGTTTCGGCTCGCCTGCAGGTCTGTGATGCCCGGCTCCCAGTACAGGTTGAGCAGATCGACCATCCGGATGTCGATGTCCCCAAGCCCCCCTGCCTTGCTGCCGTCCCATACCACCATCTTGCAGCCAGTGCCGTGCTTGATCTTGTACCACCAGGCATCGTTGTACACCTGCTCGTATCGGTTCTGCTCCAGCACCACCGGCAGGATCGCACTCAGCTGTTTGGCTGTCTCGGTGTCATCCTTCGCCCGCGGCAGTACGTTAGGCTCCGGGTAGTTGTCCATCGCGTCCGCGTGCTTGTTGGCAAGAGAGTTGAAAAGCCACGCGGAGTCAGGCGCGTTGTTCAATGTCATCTTCGCGCCGTCACCCTGGTTGTGCAGCCGGTACCACTGCTCATTGTTGATGATCTTCTCGTTCAGCGCCTTCTTCCCCTGCTTGTACTCCTGCAAAGTCAGCGCCGCCTGCCGCACCTGCTCCACCCCGATAGGCCCTTTCACCCCCACCGGCCAGGATTGTTCATCTTGAACATTCCCCGCGTCCCCAGCCTCCTCCGCCGCAGCGGGGGAGGTGGCCCGCAGGGCCGGAGGGAGCTCTCCTCTCGCACCTTCCCCCACCTGCCGCACTTCGTTCACCGGCATTTTCCCGTTGATCATCCGTTTCTTCGCCATCTCTCAATTCCTCCTTTTCAAACCTTCCCCCTCGGGGGAAGGTGCCGCCCGCAGGCGGCGGATGAGGGCAGACCTTCCGCAGCCTGCCGTTATCCTTCAAATCCTCAAAACCTTCGTCCCCGTCTGCTGCTCCTTGTACAGATCCAACGGGTCCTCCTCCGGCACGGCCCGCTTCACGTTGGGCCGCGGGCTGATCGGCGACGCCATCATCACGTACCGCCATTCATCGTAGATGTGATCCTCCATGTCGGTGTCAATGTCCTCGGGCCGCGTCTCGCTGTACACCAGCATCGGCACTGTGCGGATGAATCCCCGGCAGGTGTTGAACACCTGGAACATGCACTGCCCGTTTTTGTCAAAGGCCAGCCGGTAATGACACTGCATCAGCCCCGGCAGCCGCTTGTGGTCGCCCGGCTGCCAGTAGACCATATTTGGCGGCCTCACCATCATCTGGGCAATGCTCTCCCCTCGGCTCTCCTCAAAGATTGCCGGGTCCGCCACGCCGATGATCTGCCGCCCGCGCAGCATCGGGTCGTTCTCCTCCCGCTCCCGGATTCCCTCGGCGATCTCCTGCGGCGTCAGCTTCAGGCCGGTGTTCGGCTCCTTGGTACAGCCGTACCACTCCTTGATCCTGTACACTTTACCGTCGCCGTCGGCGGCGTACCATCCCACAGAAAACGGCTTGCTGTACCCGAAGTCGAATCCCCGCCAGATCTTCCACCAGCTCGGAATTTCGAACGGCTCAATGACGTGCGTCCACGCCCCGTCCTTGTAGTGCGTCGGGTCGTTGCGCCACTCCTCAAAGACCTGCCCGCTGAAAATATCCCAGTCGCCCAGCAGCAGGGCCTTCCGCTGCTCCTCCGGCAGCATCTCCAACCGCTGCACATACTCGGGGTCGCCCTGCATCAGAAACGGGTTGTCCTGCACCAAGCTGGGTATAAACAGCCGCGTCCTCTTGCCCGCCTTGAACATCTGCCCTGCCGGTGCCGGGTCGATGAATCGCTCCTTTACCCAGGCGTGGCCGACGCCGCCCGGGTTCGTGCTGCTCTTGATCCCGCGCGGGAACGGCATCACGCCGCGCACGCGGCTCATCAGGTATATGTACTGGTTGTACGTGAAGTGGGTTAGCTCGTCGAAGCGCACCACGTCGTACTCCGCGCCCTGGTACCGGTACACGTCGTTCTCCTTGTCGCAGTACCCGAATTCCAGCACGCTGCCATTCTTCAGCATCCCGCGGTGTGTACTGGAATTGTACCGGTACACCTTCAGCGGGAAGAACTTCAGATGCTCCTGCACCAAGCTGCGCTCCAGATCGGGGTAGGTGCGCCGCAGCATCAGCTGGCGGCTGCCCGGATACCGCAGCCCGTATAGTAGCGCGTCCACCAGCTGGCCGCGGCTCTTTCCGCCGCCTGCTGCGCCCCCGAACAGCGTCTCATCCGCTCGCGAATCCATAAATTTTTTCTGTTTTGGGGTAACTGCCAGATTAAGTACCATCCTTCACGCCTCCTGCCGTCCCCTCTCCGTAGGGGCCGATGCTCGTCATCGGACCCCCAGCCTTCCCCATCGGGGGAAGGTGGCCCCGCAGGGCCGGATGAGGGCAGACTTCACGTTATTGCCCATCTTCCCCCTTCGGCACATCCTCCGTGACCTTCAGATTCACCACCAGCTCATTGTCCTGCACCTCCAGCTTTTCTGTAAACAGGCCCTCATGCTTGCCCAGCAGCTCCAGCGCCTTCAGCCGATCCCGCGTGCCGGGCCGCCGCATCAGCAACATATCACGGCCCATATCGCCGTCATACTGGTAATCCGCGTACTCCGTCTCCCCGCGCGCGATCTCGCTCAGCTTCTCCAATATCTGGCTCGCATTCATCACGGCCCCGGCGCTCGCCTCGGCCCGGGCCTTGTCCATCAGATACTGATACCGCATCCATACGTGCGGCTTCTTCAATTCCTCGCTCGCCTTCCGGTTCACGATCCGCGCCGCCGCCTTCGTGTTGTAGACCTGCCGGTAAGCTTCCCCCTGCTTCATCCCGCCGACTACCAGCTCCACGAACTTCTCCTGCTTATCCGTCAGGTTCCGCACCCGTTCTCACCTCCACCTCAATGTTACCCCACTTTTTTCTCATTTTCCCCCCACGCTGTTGATAACTTTTCATTTTTTCCTAAGCCTTCTCCATCGGGAGAAGGTGCCGCCGCAGCGGCGGATGAGGGCAGACCTCCCGCAGCCTGCCGCCCGGCCCTAAAAAACAAAAATACCCCGGCCACTCACCCGCCGGGGTATTTGTTTTATCCTGTTTTCGTATGCCCACTCTCCAGCAGCCATCTGCAATACGCGCACCCCGTCTCCCTCGGCATCCGTGCGCAATGCTCCTCCAGGTACGTTTCCCGCTGCTCCGTGCTGGCAAACCGCGTCAGCGTCGCTGTCCCCGGTATAAATCCCTCGCAGGTGATGCTGTACCTGGCGTAGCTCAAAAAGAAAGGGCACTTTATATCCGCTGTCTCTCCGTACTTCATATCGGTACCTCAAAAAAGAAAGGCGGCAGCCTTGGGAGCGCCGCCGCCTCTCCACCAATAGGAGAAAAATCATGCCGCCGGGGCAGAGCAAACATGTGTAGAATCAGGAGAGATCGTACCGCCGCACCTCGGTCCCGGCACCTCTATCATCATTTCTGCGTCCGCCCTTTGTCAAGTCCAAAAATGTTCAACATGAACATTTTACCGCTTTTCTGCCGCCCCGCCGGGCATCTTCATCACAGTTTACCAAACGCCTGCCTTACTGTGCCGCTAAACCCTTCGCCCCACGACTCCTTGCTGTTCAACCTCCCGGCCACGTTGTTTCCCTTGATGGCCGTCCGGCTCGACCTCATTCTCTGGCCGTCCCGGTATTTCCTGCACGGTCAGCTGTATTTTATAACACATCTCCAGAGGGTTTTCTTCCCATGTGTGGCTTCTCACTTCCATGTAGCTCACGCGGACATCTTTGCCCTCCGGCAAATCAGCAAGCATTTCCATAAGCCTTCTGCCAAGCGCATTCATCATATCCGCGCGTGCGCAGCCGATTTCTTCCGGCGCGCAGTAATAGATCTTCCGTTCCTCACATAAAATCTTCATCTTCGCATCCCCTTCAGCCTTGGCACCGCCTCGCCGGGCATAGCCTCAATTTCCATTGCCGCCGCCCGCCGGGCCTTATCGCTCAGCACGTTCACGGCTTTTTTCTTCACGTGCGCCCGCCGCACCCTTTCCGCAACAGCCGCCTGTATATTTTTATCTATCGCCCGCTGCAGCTCTATTTCCTCTATCGGGCCGCGCACCGGCTCTTTCTCCGCCTCCTGTATGATCGGTATTTCCTGCCGCATGGCCTGTTCCGCACAATGCTGCAGCCGCGTCAGTGCCCACTCCAAATCTTCCCTGGCCCATTCGTTGAACTGCCGGTAGTTCAGCAGTGCCTCGGCCCGCACCGCGTTCAGCCGTTCGGTGCCAAAGCCCAGCACGTCCCGCATGCCGACGGCAAAGCAGCACCAGGCCGCCGTAGCCGCAGTGTCCCCTGTCCGCCGCAGCTCCTGCTCCCGCCAATTCCTGGGCGCGCGGTTCAGCGGCACAGGGAACTCCGTCTCGCAGATCCCACCCAACTTGTCCCGCAACACCCCCATTCCTTTGGCCGTGCCCAGCTCCTCAACGATGGCCGCGATCTCATCCTGCACCTTCGCCATCACCGCCGCCACCCGCTCAAGCCGGTCTCGGCCCACGCCGTACCGCTGGTGTACGGCCACGGCAATGCACCAGCTAGTAATCTGCGCCACCGCATCCTGCGTTTTGTCCTTCTCGTCCAGTAGATCAGGTTTCCGTTTCACGCCGTTCCTCCTTCATCTTCATCCCGGCATATCTCCATTCGTGCGCTGCAATACGGGCAATATCTGTACGATTTTGCCAATGCCGCGCCGTAGTCCTCATCTATGCACGATTTGCAATTACTGCAAAATCCTGCATCGTACGTACTTTGCACGAATCCGCGCATAATGTGTGCCGTGGGCCGCAGGGTTTCCGGGTCGATAGTCGGTGTATCGTCCACCAATCCGCGCCCATACTCTGCGCCGCTCTTATATGCTTGGTACTCGCCACCCTCATAAGCGCACCCGATCATATCAGATAGTTGCGGTACTTTATCCGCGTCAATCAGTCGCATTGGTATCCCTCACTTTCTCAAAATAGAATTTGATCGCTTTCGGATTTTCCAGCACATTTCCGTACACCACGCCGATCTTGTAGATGTAGTTCTCTTGCAGTTTTCGCGGAATCTCCGCAATGTATCGTCTGAATGTTTCAAGGTCGTGGGCGCGTTTGTAATGGTTGCACATACGGCAGGACGGCATAAGGTTTTCAATGTCGTCCGTGCCGGAATCCTCTGGGTTCCACGCCCTCTGCGGCTTGAAATGGTCTACCTGCATATCATTGTAGGCAATGTGGCGGCCACAGTAAGCGCAATGACCGTCAAATTTCTTGTACACCGCAACGCGGGTCTTTTTACTGATTGCCATTGCTACGCCTCCATCTCGACGGCCTCCGGCACATCCAACAACAGATGCACTCCGTTTGGCCTGACATCAATCGAAATGTCGGTGATCGTCAATTCGCTGCCGTCGCCGCAGCGGACGCTTACAACAGCAGGTTTGACAGCGCCAATCACGCGACAGAGACGCATCGGCTCAATGTCCACATACTCCCCGTTTTCATTCAGAACAGCACTCATTTTTCGGCCTCCTCAATGTCTTTCCAGTTGATTGCCGCGCCCACTTCACGTAGGATCTTTGCTCAATATTCATCTCATTCCTCCAAAATATCAATCGCCTTGCGCACCGCCGCGCATCCGTGCACGCTGCACCCATGCTCAAACCCGCATCCCAGGCAGCATTCCGGTCTGCGCTCCACGGCCACCCGCCTCAGCTGGCGCAGCAGCTCCGGCGTCGCCTTCTCATACGCCACGCTCTGGCACTGCTCGTTGTCGTATCGTAGATTCTTCATATCAGCCATCCCATTTCGGCACCCGGAACCATCCCAGAACGTCCGCCTCCAACGCATACGCGCCGTTCCTGTCCATGCTCCATACGCCGCGGCTCTTGTGCCAGTAGGCCAACCCTTCCATCTCGCTGTCCTCGATCTTGTAATGTACCACCGCATACACATCTTCCGGCGGCGGTTCCCGGTTCCAGACAATGATCTGATCCCATGCCTTATCTTCCAGCGCTGCCGATTTCCCGCTCAGCGCATTGCGCAGCTCTCCGTATCTCCCGCTCTCCACTGCGCTTTCTTCTTTCGTATCCGCCGGGTCATCCGTAGGGGGCGGCGTCCTCGACGCCCCGCTCTCCGCCGCAGGCACCGGAGGCAGCTCCCCTAAGCCTTCCCCCTCGGGGGAAGGTGCCGCCGCAGCGGCGGATGAGGGCAGACCTTCCGCCGCCTTCCGCTCCCCTTTGTAGGGGCCGATGCTCGCCATCGGCCCGCACGCAGCGCCTTCCGTTTTCTCGGACGTTTCATCCTGAACACATGCCTCCGCCAGCTCCTCCAGCTCCCCGTCCATCCTGTCCAGCGCTTCCCGGCTCACATCCTTGAACCGTTTCCGTGCTTCTTCCTGCTTCCAGCGCCCGGTGCACATGCTTTTCCACATGCCCAGCGCCACGATCACAAACCGCGTGGGCGTCATCTCCACGCGCCAGTTGTTCCCGGCCCCCGTGATTGTGATCTTGTCCGGTGCGCAGTCCACAAACCCCGCACCGGGGATACTCGCGCTGGCGTTGTGTCGGCACCACGCCTTTTTCAGGTGCTCCACGTTCCCGGCCTCATCCGCCGTCGGGTCGATTGTGTCTGAAACGGAGGAATACAACGCTTCCTTCACCGCGTTGCTGTACGCCACGCCTGTCACAATCGCCTCCGACACCGGCCCTGCGTCGCAGGCAAGCTGGTGCTGCTTAAAAACCTGCATCTGCCACCCCGCCGGGTAACGGCACGCCGCATACGCTACCGTGAACGGAAGCAGCCCCTGTTCCATCCTCGCCTTCAGCTCCGGGATCAGCTTCTCCGCAATGCCCGCGTACTTGCTCACCGCCGGGCCGCTCATGCCGGTCAGGCGGCTCACCACCTCCCGCGTCGGCCCGTCCAGCCGGATGCCGCCCAGCTCGGCCACCTTCACGCTCCGCAGCGTCTTGACTGCCGTCGTGGCCTGCTCCACCTGCACCATCTTTTCATAGTCGGTCAGCTCCCGGTACTGGTTCGACGCGATCATCCGCAGCATCTCCTGCGCGTCGCTCTCCGCCGGGCGCACGATGCAGGGCACGGTCTGTATCCGCACACCGCGGCTCACCAGCCGCAGCAGCGCCTGGTACCGCCGGTGCCCCGTCACAATGCGGTACTTTCCGCCGGTCTCGGCCTTTACAACAAGGTTCTGCTCCAGCCCGTTCGCCGCAATGCTGTCCGCCAGCTGGTCGATCTCACACATCCGGTAGAAGTTCCTGCTCGACGGCTCCAGCGCCTCCAGCGGCAGCATCTTCAGCTCTCCCGCCGCGTTGCTGTCCGCCTTCGCTTTCAGTTTGTCCAGATAGCCCATTTCTCTTTATCTCCCTTCCGCAAGCCACCGCGCCAGCCATCGATAGGCCATGCTGGCCGCGCATTTCGGGCTGAACAGCGCAAGCAGCTTGTCCGCCCTGTCTGCTTCACCGGCCTTCGGCGTCCAGCTGATTGCCGTCGGGGTCAGTTCACACCCCAGCTCTTCCCCCAGCGCCGTTATTTCCCGTGCAATGTCCTTCGCTTCCCGTTTCTGCCTGCGCCGCACGCCGGGCCACATCACCGGCAGCACCGTCACCCGCACATCGTAGTCGCCGCCCCGCAGCTCCTCGATCACGCACGCAGCGCCTTTTTTGCTCGCACCGCTGTCCGTCGTGGGGATCAAGATCCTGTCGCTGGCCTCAATGGCATTCAAAACCGCAATGTTGAACTCCGGTGGGCAGTCAATCAACACGAAATCAAACTGTTTTTTGTTCTCTTCGTTGTGTAGAAATCTCTCTAAGGCGTCCACCCGCTCCAGCCGGTCACCCAGGTCAAACAGCCCGTCCCCGCCGGGCAGCACATACAGCTGCGGCCAGACACAGCTTTTCCTTGCCAGCTCGCCCATCGGCATATCCGGGAACTCCATCCCATACGCCGCGCCAAGTGTCAGCGTCGTGTCCTTGTAGGGGGCGGCGTCCCCGACGCCCTGCTCCGCCTGGCAGTGTTCCGGTCCGGTCAGGCAGTCCGTCGCGTTCCCCTGTCCGTCCAGATCGACCACCAACACCCGCTTCCCGTGCCCGCTCGCCAGCCAGTACGCCAGGTTGCACACCGTCGTCGTCTTTCCAACTCCGCCCTTGCGGTTCATGATTCCGATCACTCTCATAAATTTTCTCCTTTCTCAGCCTTCCCCCGAGGGGGAAGGTGCCGCCGCAGCGGCGGATGAGGGCAGACCTTCCGTCAAACTGCCGCTATCCCTTTCTCCTGATTTCCTCCATCCAATGCGTCTCCCGCAGCTTTACCGTTCTCTGCCACAGCCCGCCGGGAAATTCCAGCTCCACCACGGCAAACCGCCCTTCCGGATGTACGTACACGGCCACGCCTTCCTTCATCACGCAGCGCCCGCTTTTGTTCTGCGGCAGCGGCACAAGATGCGCCACCACCACCCTGTCTCCGGCTTTAATTTCTCCATCCCTTCCCATACTCCGGGAACCTCCCTTCCAGATAGTCCTCCAGCGCCTTCTCAGCCTCTTCCTCGCCGTAGCAGACGCAGCAGCAATACCCGCTGTCCACCAGATCATTCAGCCAGCACTTCTGGTTCGGCTGCACCCGCCCGCCGTGTGCCTTCATCTCGATGAACAGCCCGGAGCTCATGGCCGAATACCCGTCATCCCGCACCAGCTCCATCGGCACCGGCAGGAACAGGTCAGGCACGCCGCTCTTCACACCCATAGCCTTGAAGATCGCGCCCTCTGCCTTGCTCCGCGCCCCGCCGTTCGGTATGTGGAACAGCAGCCGCAGCTTTTCAAACGCCCCGCCGCGGTTCGCCGTGATCTCGGCCCACTGCATCACATGGATCTGTTCCGTGTCCTCGCTGGTCACTCCGTTCGCATTTCTCCGTATCATGCTTTTCTCCTTTCTCTGCCTTCCCCTGCGGGGGAAGGTGCCGCCGCAGCGGCGGATGAGGGCAGACCTTCCACAGCCTGCCGTTCCTGTTCCGCCATTTTCGCACTCTCACGAAAATGCTCGTCATCGGCCCGTTCCCGCAAACTGCACCAGCCACCCCCACTGCTCTCCGTACATCTGCATCGGGGTCAGTCCGCTTTTCACGGCATACCGCATCACGGCTTCCATCTGGCTTTGTGTCGCGCCGCGGTCCATCCGGGCATACACAGCCTTGCGCTGCTCCTTGTCCGCATAAAACGCAACACCTGTCAGCTGGTAGTACAGCCTCATTAGCTTCGTACACACTGTCTGCCGTGCTCTCTTTCCGTCCTGCACCGTAGGGGGCGGCGTCCCCGACGCCCCGCTTACCGGCCTGCCGTCCCCTTGTTTTCCACCAGGTTTTCCACAGTCCCCTCTCATGGGGGCAACAGGGGTTAATATATCCTTTACTTTATTTTCATTTAGGGGTTGTTCCGCCTGCAAACTGGGGTTTGTCGGCGGGCAAACTTCCTTTTGCCCGCACCAAATAAAACCTTTGGGCAGTTCGTCTCCCAAAAGCCAATATTTCCGCTCCACCTGGACCGCGGCGCGTCTCTCTTTCGCAGCTGATATAAAGTTCTGTTGCAGCTGCTTTGATGTCAGAACGCCTGCACTTCCGAACAGCCTGTCATCAAACAGCCCGATCCGGCAGCAGGTCGTCACGGTCTGCTGTACGCAGTCCGTAGTCACCCCGCAACCCAGCTTTTGCGCCAAAATTGCAGGTGAAAAATCGTCCCACTTGTAGTAGTAACCCGTGCTGGCGGCGGCGCGTTGGTAAATGGCGAAGTACACCAGAAAACCCCGTGACCCTTGTGTGCCCAGCAACTTTGCGAATGTGTCGTCGTGATCCAGAACGGCGACGTCCCAGCTTGTGTAGCGCAGCCCCACTGCAGGGGGTCTGCCCATACATCAAACCCCCATGTACTCCCCGGCAGCGTTGTACGCCATCGGGTTGGCCCGGCTTGCATCCCAGCCGAACAGCACGCCGTAGCAGCACGCCGCGGCCTGCGCAGGCGTCACGCCGTACCGGCGGTTCAGCACCTCCGGTTCCTCATGCAGCTCCCCGCGCACCTTCGGCGCGTAGATCGTGCTGTCGCCCGGGTACACCACCCCCGTATCCCCCGTGTAGGGGTCCTGTACATAGCTGTGGTGTGGGTACCCCTTAAACAGCAGCTCGTTCTTCTTGCTCTCTCCCCGTGCCAGCTCGCTCACCGGCACAGCCTTGCTCGGCTTTGGCAACATCATCATTTCCTCCTTGCTATTCTCTCGCCATCCTTCGCCTCATGCAGCCCGGACGGCCCATACAATCCCGGCAGGCGCGCATTTTACAGCAGACAACAGGGCACCCGCCGGGTCACTGATAGCGCATTCCCGGCCTTCCCCCAAGGGGGAAGGTGCCGCCGCAGCGGCGGATGAGGGCAGACCTTCCGCAGCCTGCCGCTTCACCCTCAAAAGAACACACCTTGGGCGTCCGTGTCGCCCCCGCGCGGCAAATAGCGGCCCGCACGGTACCCGTCCGGCCATCAGCCTCCCCTTTCAGAGACGTCCAGCCGCTGGCAGCGGTCAGTTTTCAAGCCTTCCCCATCGGGGGAAGGTGCCGCCGCAGCGGCGGATGAGGGCAGACCTTGCCCTGCATCCCGCCCGCTGTCCGGCTCGCGCCGATACCGCCAAACGCGCTCTACTCCTGCTGCGCAGCCGCATTTCTTCTGCGTATACGCCGCACCGTGTCCTCGCTGCACCCATGCCTGGCCGCAGCATCCTTTGTCGCCATCCCCTGCCTGAGATCAGCCAGAATCTCCTGCTCCACCTTCCCGCCAAACACCCGCGGCCTCCCGCTCGGCTTGATCGTAAACACACGCCCGCGCTTGCGCCCCTTGCCCCCCTCGTTTACGAGGGGGGTGGCCCCACAGGGCCGGGGGGAGTCCCCCGCAGGCACCGCTTCCCCATACACCCCGCCGCCCGCGCCGCCCCATGCCCATTCATCATACGGCCAGCTCGGCACTGTCGGCTTGCCCTCGGCCTCCTCCAGCATCGGGTCGCGCGTGCGCAGTCCAATAATTTTGCGTACAGTCTCCCGCCGCAGCCCGTACTTCTCGCACATCTTGGTAATGTACGCCCGCGGCTTCGCCGCCTTCCGGTACCCGGCCCGGATCTTTTTCTTGTTCTCCTCACTGATCCGCATCCTGTGCCTGCTTCCCCATTTCATTCAGGTCGATAGTCGTTATGTCTGCAAATTTATACATCGCATGCGCCATAGCCAGCGCTTTCTGCAGCGTCTTAAACACGCCGTCCCGGGGTCTGTTTCTCCGGTTTCAGGGTTCCAATCAGTGCATGCATCAGTGCGAACTCCGCCAGAACCGATATACTCGCGGGCGAGCCGTGACGCTCAATGGTCATCCCTGCCTCCGGCTCCCATTTCATAGTGAACGCTACGGGCTCCTTAAAAATTTCCTTCAAATCATTATTGTTTTGCATATTCTTTTCTCCTTTACCTTCTTCAAATCGGTCCCGGTTCTCCTCACTGATCCGCATCCTGCGCCTGCTTCCCCATTTCTTTCAGGTCAATAGTTGTGACGGAATCCGCTCTGTTGTAGACTTCAAATGCCATCTCAACGGCCTGGATCAGGGCCGCCTTGGCCTCCTCAGCCGTTCCCCCTTTTCTTCCGTTCGTCATTGTAAAATGCACCAGCCCAAAGCAGGCTGTCAGTACAACATCCACGGAATCACGCCCGCTGCATTGCAGCGTCATACCCGCTCCCGGCAGAAACTCCGCGCAGAATTTACTCCTTTTCCCGATAAATTCGTCCAACGTATTAAATTTTTTCATGACTTTCTCCTTTCGGATGGGCCGTGCCGGTTTTACCCGACCTTTTCCCGTGCTTTCTTCTTTGTGGCCGGCTTTTTCTCGGCCAGCCACTGCTGATATTCTTCTTCCATGCCCGGTTGGGCAAAAAAGCTCTCGCAAAGCGCGGCCAGCATCCGCGCCTGAAGCTCCGGCAGCTGTGTTTTTTCCTTCTTCGCGGTCACAGCCCGCGCCTCCTTCCGTCGCCTGTCTAAAAAATGTTCAACTTGAACATTCCCTCCGCCTCTCCGTAGGGGCGGATTCCATATCCGCCCGCCCCGCTGGGTCAAAGTCAAGTCTCAACTTCAAACAAGTGTCATATATGACAAATCAATCCGAAAAAAATATCTCTAAAAGTTCTTCATTCGTCAAATTCAGCAAATCACAAATCTTTTCGATTTCAACACGGTTAAATTGAGTGTTTCCGTTAATTTTTCTGCGAATTGCGGAGAGACTAATCCCAAGTTCAAGGGCAAATTGCTCCAATGTTGTACCATGCTCCTTAATTTTTCCGAGTAGTTTGTTCTTATTCATCTATTTCACCTCCAGATGTGTCATATATGACAATTACAATATAGCACCAGTTGCCTTTCTTGTCAACACTTTATGACAATTAAATGTTCTAAAAAGAATTTTTGTGTTGCATTTATGACACATATAGTATATACTGACATTGAGGTGATTCTTTTGGAATTATGTGATGTCATAAGAATACGCCGTGCAGAGCTTGGCTTAACGCTATCGCAGATCGCGCAGGCGTGCGGTGTCGGCAGTAGTATAGTTGCCAAGTGGGAGCGCGGCGAAGTTACAAATTTGCGCAGAGATAATATAAAGGCACTTTCTGATGTTTTGCAGGTCTCTCCTCTTGTACTTTTAGATCGTGAGGATTTGCCAACTGGCGGCACAAGTGTTCCGTCTTTGACAGACACGGAGTTCTATTTGGTGAATAAATTCCGTACCCTTGACTCCCGCGGCCAGTCTGCCGTCCTCAACACTCTCGAACACGAATACGCCGCTCTCCATGGGGAAGGGCCATCTGATACCCTTTCCAAACACGCATAGATAAGGTGATAGCTATGAATTGGCTGGGGTTATACTGCGAGACGTATGATAGAACCACTCTTAAAAAGCAGGGTGAAACTTGCAGGGCATATTATCTGGCTAAAATAGGAAATGAGGCGTCAGAAAAGCTATATCGTCAGCACATTTATACCGTTCCTGAAATCCCCAAATTTTCAGTACCGATGTTTCTTCCTGCTCATCACAAAAGAATGCTTCAATATGCCAATGAATATATAGCTCACAACATCCACGACAAAAAAGATGATTTGAAGCTATTCACATTTGAAATAGTGCGCGATATGATTTACAACTTCTCCAATCGAGAGTTCGGCTCGGGTACTGCTATATTTGAAACGATAGAACTTCTAAATAATATTTCTTTTTCAGCGCTATCTCCGTCAACGTATGGCAGTCCAGCAATAAGGATTTTGTATCATAAATATAGATACTTGGCATTGTGGTCTTGCACGTATGACGCATTGATAGACATGTCAGAATATTACACTCCAGAAATAAAAGAAGATCAGAAGCATTGCTTCACCAATGTATTCGATCTGGAAGAACTATTCCCGGAAAAATTCAAAAAACTTCCATGCAACCCGCCGGGGCTTACTTTATAAAGGGAGATTTCTTATGGAGAATAAACGCACCCTGCTCCCCGCCGTCGCTTACTATCGCTACTCGCCGGGCGGCGGTCAAACCGAGCAAAGCATTGAGGGCCAGCGCCGTGACTGCCTGGCCTACGCCAGGTCCCACGGCTATGTGATCGTAAAAGAATACATAGATCGCCACATGACGGGTCGCAATGATAAGCGCCCCAACTTCCAGCTCATGATGCATGACGCCGAGCTGCACCGTTTCGACACCCTCATAGCCTGGAAGAATGACCGTATATCCCGTAACCGCCGGGACGCCCTGAATTATAAGGACCAACTGCGCCGCTGCGGCGTCCAGATACGCTATGCCGAAATGGACATTCCCCGCGGCCCAGAGGGTATCTTGATGGAATCCGTCATGGACGGCCTGGCAGAATACTACTCTGCCGAGCTGGCCCAGAAAATTCGCCGCGGCATGACTGAGAGTGCCCATAAATGCTACGCTCTGGGCAGCACGCCTCCCTTCGGCCTCATGGTTCAGGATCATAAGTATGTTCCGGACCCGGCCACAGCGCCCTATGTTCGCTGGATTTTTGAGCAATACGCCTCCGGCACCCTTATTACGGAGATTTGCAGCGCCCTAAACGCCAAAGGCGTTCGCACGGCCCGCGGCCATGAATTTAACAAAAACAGCCTGCGCGTCCTGCTCCGCAATGAGAAATACATCGGCGTATATGAGGCCAAGGGCATCCGCACCGAGGACGCGATCCCGCCCATCATCCCGCGCGATCTGTTCTATGCCGTCCAGCAGCGCATCCCTCAGAACGCCCACAGCGGTCACAAGCTCAACGGCCCGCGCAGCTTCCCGCTGTCCGGCATTGCCTACTGCGCCATCTGCGGTGCGCCGCTCATCGGCATCTGCGGCACCGGCAAGAGCGGTGCCGTGCATACCTATTACGCTTGCACGGCTCATAAGCACAAGCGTACCTGTGCCAAAAAGAACATCCGCCAGGCTTCTCTTGAAAAGCAGGTCTACACGGCCACGCTGGACTACGTGCTCCAGCCGTCCGTTATCCGTCCCATTGCCAAGCAGGTCGAGGCCCTGTCGGCAGCGGATAACGCCAACCAGGAAGAAATGCTGGCCGTGCAGTCCCAGCTGAAGGATACCACGCGCCGTATCAATAACATCCTCACCGCCATGGAGGAAGGAGACTTTTCTAAAGCTGTATCTGCCCGCCTGTCGGTGCTGGAATCTGAGCAGACCCGCCTTGAAGGCCAGCTTGCCGCCCTCCGCCGGGCCAAGCCAAAAGTGACGGCCTCCCGGGTTGAGTTTATGCTTGAGAAAATGCGGCAAACTCTCACCGACCTCACGTCAGATCAGCTCACCGCACTCACCAAAATATTTCTGTCTCGTGTCGATCTCTCCGACGACGAACTCATTCTTACCTACACCCTCATAGGCACGCCCAGCTCCCCGCACCCAATAACCCTGAAAGACACCCCTTCCGCTACACTCGTTCCCTTCCCCTTGTGTTCGCAAGATGTGCTTTCAGCTCCACCATATTGTGCAAATCCGAACTCAATCTTCTTTGTGAAGCATTGTTTCGGATTTGTTTTTGTTTTAGAGGATGTGGATCAGTCCACATCCTCTTTTTTCGGCGCATCGTAA